GTTCCAGAAGTTCATTGATCGTCTGCGTCGAAGGTTCTCAATGTTGTTTACTGGGATTCTCAAGAAACAACTTATCCTGAAAGGTATTATTACCGAACAGGATTGGGATGAATGGAAGTCCGCTATCACGGTTGACTTCCAACGTGACAATCACTTCACTGAACTGAAGAATTCAGAACTGTTGCAGAACAGACTAAATACTTTGGATCAGGTATCACAGTATGTGGGTGAGTACTTCTCACGTGAGTGGGCTATGAAAAATGTCATGATGATGTCCGATGAGGATATCGAAGAAATGAAACAACAAGTCGAAGCGGAAAACTCTGTGGTAGACGAGGATGAGGAAACTAATAATGAGTGAAGTAGAAGAGTTGGAACAGGAAGTTGAGATTTCTGCTGTCGAACAGATGATCGATCAGATCAGTGCTGGAGACTTGAACAAAGCAGAGGGATCATTTCATAGTATTATTCAGGACAAGATGGCTGATGCACTAGAAGCACAACGTATTGCGACAGCACAGGCAATCTTCAACAGTCAGGATGATGATCTGGCGGATGATGATGAAGATGAAATTGAGTATGAATTCGATGAAACTGAGGATGAAGTCGAGGACGAAGAAGAAGATGAGGTTGAAGAAGATTAGTATTCAACCCTCCCTGTGACGCTAAGCTTATTTTATCATAAAAAACATGATTTGTCAAGAACTTTATTCTTATAAATAATACTATGAAATCTTTCAAAGACATCATGGTAGAAGTCAAGGGCAAGACACCCAAGGGTGAGGTTGTCTTTGATAAGAAAGTAAAACGTATCCCAGTCCTTATTGTGAAGGACAAGGGATCTTTGCCTTTTGTGGTATATATTGACGGCGACAAGTTGGACGCTTTCAAGACACAGAAGGATGCAGAACGGTCTGCTATGAAGGTAATACAGGAACTAACTTAATGAAACTTATTACTGAGTTTACCGAGAACGACACTCTACAATGTATCGTAGAGAAGAAAGAGAATGGCGAGAAGAACTACGTCATCGAAGGCGTTTTCGCACAGGCAGACAAAAAGAATCGTAACGGGCGTGTTTACCCCAAGGCCATCATGGAGAAGGCAGTAGGTAAGTACGTGACCGAACAGGTTAGCAAGAAACGTGCTGTGGGTGAATTAAACCACCCCGAAGGCCCGACTGTTAACTTGGATAAAGTTTCGCATCTCATCACAGACCTCAAGTTTGAGGGAAATGATGTGGTCGGAAAGGCACAAATATTGGAAACTCCGATGGGTAAGATTGTAAAAGGTCTCCTTGATGGTGGTGTCCAACTAGGCGTGTCAACTCGTGGTATGGGTAGCCTTGAGCAACGAAACGGCGCAATGGTCGTTAAAGACGATTTTATTCTTAGTACAATTGACATTGTACAAGACCCCAGCGCACCTGAAGCATTTGTTAATGGTATAATGGAAGGTGTAGACTGGGTCTGGAATAACGGTGTTTTGACGCCTCAGGTAATTGAAGAAATGGAGACTGAAATTAAAACTGCTCCGAAGCCTGTCTTGTATGAGACAAGTGTTCGAGAGTTTAAGAATTTCCTCTCGTTACTAAAGTCTAGAACGTAAGGAGTCTAAAATGACTGAAGAAGAAAATCTAGAGGTCGAGCTCCACGATGAAGTAACAGACGAAATCGTGGAAGAAACTCTCGAAGAGGCAAAGGCGCAAGACCCGAATGCGACTGACGAAGATGAGTCACAAGCAACCGTGGACAAAGCGTCTGATGCCACAAAACAAGCTCCTGCTCCAAAAACGAAAGCGGGTATGATTAATGCTATGAGCATGAAGTTACATTCTATGAAGAAGAATGACCTTCAAGCGGCATACGGTAAAATGATGGGTGAAGAAGTTGAAGAAGCAGAGGACGCAATCGTGGAAGCACAGATTGATACCTCTGCTGAACTGGATGCATTAGTCGAGTCTGAAGCTACACTCAGTGATGAGTTCAAAGCAAAAACCGCAGTAATCTTTGAAGCAGCTGTGAAGTCGAAACTGTCTGAAGAAGTAGACCGTATCGAAGCACAGTACAAGGAAGAGTTGGCAGAAGAAATTTCTTCTACTAAGTCAGAACTTGTAGAAAAAGTAGACAGCTACCTAAACTATGTAGTTGAAACTTGGATGGAAGAGAACCAAATTGCAATCCAAAACGGTCTTCGTACCGAGATTGCTGAGACCTTCATGGACAAGATGAAAGATCTGTTCGTAGAGTCTTACATTGAAGTACCTGAATCCAAGGTAGACCTAGTTGACGAACTGGCTGAGTCAGTAGAAGAGTTGGAAACACGACTCAACGAAACTACTCAGAAAGTTATTGATACTACAGAGGAACTGGAAGTATACAAGCGTGACACGATCATTCGTGAAGCGTCACGTGACCTTGCAGAAACTCAAGTTGAAAAACTGAAGTCGCTCGTAGAGAGTGTTGACTTTGATGACGAAGATTCTTTCGCATCCAAGGTCAAGACGATCAAAGAGTCATACTTCACTAAAGAAATCACTGATGGTGAAGAAGTAGAACAAGTAATGGAAGATGCTGACCAAGAAGTCGAAGTATCCTCTGTCATGGAATCCTACTTGGCAACCATCCGTAAAACTGCAAAATAAGGAATAACAATGCAATCTTACGATAGTCTAATCGAAAAATGGGCTCCCGTCCTTGACGAAGCCTCTGCTGGTGAGATCAAAGATCCCCACCGCCGTGCAGTCACCGCTGCAATCTTGGAGAACCAAGAGAAAGCAATCGCTGAAGAGCGTGCTGCTTCTGCTGGTTTCCTGTCTGAAAACGCTGCAGCTCCTGCTAACGCAACGGGTTCTGTAAACAACTTTGACCCCGTGTTGATCTCACTGGTTCGTCGTGCTATGCCTAACCTCATCGCATACGACATCTGTGGTGTACAACCCATGAACGGCCCTACGGGTCTTATCTTCGCAATGAAGTCGCGCTACCAAGGTGGTTCTACTTCTAACCGTGAAGCACTGTTCAACGAAGCAGAAACCCAGTTCTCTGGTGACTCTGGTGGTACTCATGACAGTGACAATCCTTCTGGTTTCAACGATGACAGCGATGGCATCGATTCCGAAGGTGCACGTTTGACCGCACTTGCTGCAGGCGGTATGCCTACGGCCGATGCTGAAGCATTGGGTCGCAGTGGTGGTTCTTCCTTCAATGAGATGGGATTCACCATTGAGCGTCAAACGGTTACTGCTAAGAGCCGTGCACTGAAGGCGGAATACACGCTGGAACTGGCACAAGACCTCAAGGCAATCCACGGTCTGGACGCTGAGACGGAACTCGCAAACATTCTTAGCACGGAAATCCTTGCTGAGATCAACCGCGAAGTTATCCGTACCGTAAACAGCCAGGCGAAGACTGGTGCACAACAGTCCAACGTGACTAGCAACGGTATCTTCAACCTGTCTACGGACGCTGATGGTCGTTGGTCTGCTGAGAAGTTCAAGGGTCTGACTGTACAGATCGACCGCGAAGCAAACGTCATTGCTAAAGAAACTCGTCGTGGAAAGGGTAACGTAGTTATCTGTTCTTCTGACGTTGCTACTGCTTTGGCTGCTGCCGGTTCTTTGGACTACTCTCCTGCAATCAGCAACAACCTGCAAGTGGATGACACTGGTAACACCTTCGCTGGTGTACTGAACGGACGCATCCGTGTGTACATCGACCCCTATGCTGGAACCGACTACATCACTGTTGGTTACAAGGGACAAAATCCGTATGACAGTGGTGTATTCTACTGCCCTTACGTCCCTCTGCAAATGGTCAAGGCAGTTGGTGAGGATGACTTCCAGCCGCGCATCGGGTTTAAGACTCGTTACGGTATGGCGTCTAACCCGTTTGTTGGATCTCCTCCTTCTGACGGTCTCGCTACGGTTAAGACCAACCAGTACTACCGCATCTTTGCAGTCAAGAACATCTTGACCTAAGATTGGTATAAAAATAAGAGTGAGGTCTACTCACCATTTTATAGGGGCACTTCGGTGCCCCTTTTTTTGCCTATGTTACAGTAATATGAATTTATTATGAATTTTGTGTTACTGGAGGTAACACCCTTATAAGTATTAGTGATAGCAACGGATGCTATCGTAAACACTAATATTTCTAAGGAAAAGAAATGAAAACATCACTTCTCGCTCTCGCTTCTGCTTTCACCCTCCTCGCCGCCTCAACCGTTTCTGCTGAAAAGACTGACCTTGTTTTTGAAAAACAAGCTAATGGAACTTTCTGTGGTACTTGGTACAAAAATAATTTCTCTGATCGTATGGCATACTCTTGCAAGACCCGCACTCAGTGGGAAAAGTTAGGCGTAAACTTTCACGGTCAATAAAGGAAAAGAAATGAAATCTCTCCTCATCGGAGCACTTTTGTTCGCATCTTCTACGGTTGTGGCTGAAACAGAGACGATGGAAATGCTCGTAGGGCCTTTCCCCTTTATTCAACCAACTGAAGAAGATATCGCACTAGCATACAAATTACATATAGAAGAGTGTAATGTAGGTGTTGTGTGGTATGAAGAAGATCAAGAACCTTGGAATTCCTGTCATGAGTATGCTCAGTACTTGACAGGTTACGGCGAGAAGTAGACTATATTATGCTGGGTTGGGGGCACTTCGGTGCCCCTTTTTTTATGTAAAAAAAGTGTTGACAAACCTTGCCAGATCCTTTATAATACTCGTATTGAAACTAAGAAAGAATCTAGGTAACTGAACTGGTGGGACGATAGAATGGAAATGTTGTTTGCAATAGGGTTTATATTGGGGTTTCTCATAGGGAGGATTAGATAATGGAATACGATTATAAACGATTGATCATGAATGCTTACTTCGCAAAGCAACGCGCTAAGTCTGAGTGGGGTCAGAAATACTGGGCTAACGTGATGACTCAACTCGTTGATAACATGCAGAAGCAAAATCTCTTATAAATAGAGGTATAACTTCTATAAGAGTGTGTCTCCATGCCAGTAGATTCTCAAGTCCAGTTGCTCGATGAGGAACTGACAACTAATCTGAACTATCTCCAACCCACAGGGTTTCGTGTAATCATTGATAGAACCCGATACCCTAACTTGGAGTACTTCGCACAGACTGTGTCCCATCCCGGCGCGACTCTGAGTCCGTTAGAGTTGCCTGGCCGTAGGATCACCTCTGTGCCACTGGCGGGTGACAAGATCACCTATTCTGAGGTATCGTTTGATATCTTACTAGACGAGAACATGACATCCTATCGTGAGATGTATGACTGGATGATTCGTATCACCAATGAGGGTCAGGTATCAGCTGGGCAACGGGACACCAAGAAACCCACCTATGCTGACATAACCCTATCGGTCTTGTCTAGTCACAACAACACAGTCCAGAAGATTCGTTACAAGGACTGTGTACCTACTGGGTTGGGTGCCATTGAGTTTCAGTCTACTACGGGTGATACTCAGTACTTGACCTTCAATGCATCGTTTCGATTCTCTCAATTTGAAATAGTCTAAAAAAAGACTTGACATTCCGTGCTATATACTGTATAGTACTGGAAACACTTTGGTAATTCTATATGATACTGAACAAAGAAGACGCACTGTATGCTGCGAATGTCTTCACTGAATTCTTTGCGAACTTTGACCGTATTGACGATTACATGCGAACAGTCAAACTGGAACGTATGGGTGGATTCAATGCGTTGCCTGGCATGGGCCCTGAAGAAGACATCTTCGATAAGTTCGATATGCATCCCCGTGATATGGAGTTCTCTGTATATCAACCTTCACAATCAGAGTTCATGCAGTTTATGGAGATCACCACATCTGCGCCTTGTGAGTCAAGTATTCCTGGCAAACAATTGTGTTGGATGGTTCGTGAAAAGAACACTGGTCTAATTGTTGGTATGATTCGTTTCGGATCACCAGTTATAAACTCACGGCCTCGTAATATCTGGTTGGGTAAACCACTAGACACCATGAATGTTGAGATAATGAGACGTTTCAACCAATCGGTGATTATGGGTTTCAATATTGTTCCAACTCAACCATTTGGTTTCAATTACCTCGGCGGCAAATTACTTGCGGCTATCTGTTGTTCACACTATTCACGAGAAGCCGTGAACAAGAAGTACGATGCGAATATTTGTATGTTCGAGACCACATCCTTATATGGATCAACTAAGTCATCGTCCCAGTATGACGGTATGAAACCGTTTCTACGACACAATGGTCTGACTGACTCTAACTTTGCACCACTGATCAATGACGATAAATATCGCCGTCTCATGTCATTCTTTACTGAACGTAATGATGGCGTCCCTATCGTTGATCCGCAGGCGTCATCTAAAAAACTAAAAGCACAAACTAAAATGGTAAGCATCATCAAAAGTTCTCTCAAGAACATTGACGATTCTGCATACAATAAATTCTGTAAAACTTTCTTAGACGCAAAAAGTCTTACTGAACGAAAGCGTTCTTACTATTCTACCTACGGGTACGAGAACGTACAACAGTATCTCAACCTTGAGACTGATACCCTGATAAAGAAAGAAAACTTTGATAGGTTCAGTCTTGAGGGTGTGATAGAGTGGTGGCGTAACAAGGCATCTACTCGTTATGAAGCATTGAAGAACGATGGCCGACTACGTACTGTGGTTGAGTCATGGAATGTCAATGCAGAAGATATCGATATTATTCGATAACGCTTGACATTATAGTAATTTTATGTTACTATATACAACATAAGATAAAAAATCTTATATTTAACTTAACACGTGAACACGAAAAGACACAATAGTGTATTGTTCATAACTAAAATGGAGAGTCAAAAATGACTAATATTACAAATACACACAACTATCACGGCCTCGTTAACAACTACGAGGAATTCCACAAAAACCTCAATACCGAAGAAATTGGTAAACTTTATAATCCCGAATGGTCAGACAATCGTGATTATGATAAGTATCCCCATATCGATGACGTAAATCTGGAGCCAGGCGAATCAATCATTTGTCGTGTTCCCGTGTCTATGATTTGGTCATTTCCCGAAGAGAATGGTGGGTATGACCGCACACTTGATACCTTCACGAAAGAAGGTATGAAAATTTGTGTAGGTCATTTGAATCGTGTAGTCAACGGAAAAGTAAAGGGCTTCTCGCGCAAAGACGCTGAAGTTCTTTCGGGTTTTTTACGACCAGCCGAAAATGGAAAATGGATTATCGTAAAAGATAAAGGTAACCATCGTGTCAACATGGTTCTTCTCATAGAGAAGGGTGCGGATTCATATGTATTGATGAATATTGAGTGTCACAATCCTAACGACACCGTATCGGAAATGACACGGAAAGAAGCAGAAGCTCATTACACAGATGCACAAGAAAGAAAAAACCAGAACGAAAAAGACAAGTTCATGTCTGGTCTTCGTGCGGGTGACGATAAACAGAAATATACTTTTAATTTTCTAGAAAGTGTTGGTTTCGATTATCGTGATGTAATGGCTAAGAGTGGTAGAAAATCGCCTGGCAAATCAGTAGATAGTCTCACGGGATTAACATCTGGTGTGGGAAATGGTGTCTTCAAACAGTATGGTGAAGAGAATGTGCGTTATGCATTCAAAACGATGTCAGAAGTCATGGATGTTACTGGAGAAACTGTAGCGGGTTCTACCGCATATGCTATCTTTGCGCTTATGTTTTATGTATTTACTGAACATGGCAAAGATGTAGGCAGTAAATCACTATTCACTAAAGATGAGTTGAAAGACTTCTTCGTAAAATTCTTTGAAGAAAAAAACAAGACTACGAATGCTCCATGGGATATTGACGAAACTAAAATCCCTAAGTTTGGTTTGAGTGAATTGCGTCAATCTAATGGTGTGAAAAATTTCGCATATATTGCTGCAAAAATCTTCTGGGAGAGTGGTTTGGGTATTCGTAACTATTACAAGTATGTTAATAATACTAAGACTTCATTTGGGCCTGACAGCGCTGCCGCTAAAGAATTTATCCGCAGAACTGATGCACAACTCAAAACAGCTGTCCGTGTGATTCTTGCAGCATAACGCTTGACAATCATATCATAATGTGATACTATATAAAAGACATGCGGAATTAGTATAATTATTACATCGGGTGTCCAACTCGAAGATGGAGGTTCAAGTCCTCTGTTCCGCTCCACCTTTCAGGATTTGTTATGATTGACCTTGAATCCATTCTTGCTGAATGGAAAGAAGATTCGCAGATCGCGAAACATCAACTTGACGAGACTTCGCGTGTGACCCCATCGTTACATGCGAAGTATCTCGAATACCTATCTCTGACCAAGCTCCGTCTCAAGAAGGCGGAGTTTGACCAGAAGACTCTCCTCAAGGATAAGTATCTCTACTACGAAGGCAAGATGTCTCAGGCAGACATTGAGTCTCGTGGATGGGCATACGATCCCTATGACGGACTGAATGCCACCACCAAGAACTTCAAAGAGTACTATTATGATTCTGATGCAGAAATCCAAGACTCTGAAATGAAGATCCAGTACCTTAAAACTATTATAGATACACTTGAACAGATAGTTAATAATCTGAACTGGCGCCACCAAACAATCGGTAACATGATCAGATGGAGGCAATTCGAGGCAGGAGCATAGAATGAAATGGTTTGATGAAGTTAAGAAAACTTTTCAAGTCAACCAAGTATATCAGTCACGCTGGGTATGGTATCATACCATCCTTGCGATTGAAATCTTTATGACTAATATCTTACTGATCCTCATTCTGTTTAAGTTGTGAGCCTACCCAATACCATCACGGTTGGTCTAAAAGACCATTCGATGATGTTGGTTGATTGTAATCAGCATCAACTCCAAGAGCTGCGTGACTACTTCTCGTTCTTTGTGCCTGGCCATAAGTTCATGCCTGCTTTCAAATCAAGAAAGTGGGATGGTAAGATCAAACTATTCAATCAGATCACCCGTGAGTTGAACGCTGGTCTGTACGAACACCTCAAGAAGTTCTGTTCTGATCGTATGTACCCTCTCCAGTTACAGGAGACCGCATACGGACACCCCGCGCAGACTAATCATGTCTCACATCAGAACCTAATCAAGTTTCAGAGTGAACTGGATCTACCCTTTGATCTACGCGACTACCAGTACGATGCTGTCACCCACGGTATAGAGAAGAAACGAGCCGTCCTGTTGTCCCCTACAGGTAGCGGTAAGTCGTTTATCATCTACAACCTACTACGATGGTATCTGGACTGCGTGACAAACTTTGTAGATACTTTTGATAAACAGGTTCTTATTGTTGTTCCGACAACAAGTCTAGTAGAGCAGATGTACAAGGACTTTGAAGACTACGGATATGATGTCAAGGAGTATGTGCATCGTATCTACAGTGGTAAGGACAAGAGCACAATCAAGCCGGTCATAATCTCCACGTGGCAGTCCATCTACAAGTTTCCGAAGGAATGGTTTGAGAACATGGGTTGTATATTCGGAGATGAAGTCCATTTATTCAAGGCAAAGTCTCTGTCCGGTATCATGAACAAGTGTGTCAATGCTGAGTATCGATTCGGTACTACAGGTACACTGGATGGCACAGAGACGAACAAACTGGTACTGGAGGGACTCTTCGGGCCTGTGCGACGAGTGACCATGACTAAGGACTTGCAAGAGAAGGGTACCCTTGCTAAGATAGACATCTCCATCCTACTGTTGCGCTACCACAACGATGTGTGTCATATGCTGAAGGACGCAACCTATCAGGAAGAGATCGACTACATTGTGACCAACGAGAAACGCAACAGGCTGATAAGTAACCTTGCTCTGGATCAGAAGGGTAACTCTCTGGTCTTGTTTCAGTTTGTAGAGAAACACGGTAAACCCCTGTACGACATGATCAAGGACAAGGCGGGTGACCGTCCAGTGTATTATGTGTCGGGAGAAGTAGAAGCATCAGACCGCGAACAGATTCGTGGTATCGTAGAGGGACAGAAGAATGCAATCATTGTTGCTTCATTGGGAACATTTTCTACTGGGATTAATATTAGGAACTTGCATAACATTATTTTTGCTAGCCCTTCCAAGTCTCAAGTCAAGGTTCTCCAATCAATCGGACGAGGACTGAGAAAGTCTGACGATGGGTCAGTGACCAAACTCTACGATATTGCGGATGATCTGCACATACGGAAGCATAAGAACTTCACGTTGCGACACAGCGCTGAACGAATTAAGATATATACTAAGGAGCAGTTTCCCTACAAGATACATCAAATTGATTTGAAATGACTATATCATTGACAGAAAAGAAACCGCACGGATTATTACTGGGCGGTTTTAGTTGTCCTACCGGAAACAACTCCCACGACCAACTCTTTGGTCTCAGATCCAAAATGGACAAAAGCGGACAAAGAGACATACACTGGTCTGAACAATATGCTGCTGCCCTGAACCGCGATGGGTATGATAACCTATTGGTACAGGGTTTGTTCTATGGATTAGAACCCTACCGCAGTTTTGGAAACCATAGAATCGCAACACACATCCGCAAACGTGGATGGGATGTCGAGTGTATCGATTACGGTATACTGTTCACTCATGACGAACTGATATACCTGATAGACCAAAGGATAACCGAGGACACTCTGTTTGTCGGGTTCAGTATGATGTTCACGACCATGGCAACAGAACGACTGTTGTGGGTCACCGATCATATCAGAGAAAAATATCCATGGGTCACAATCGTGGCTGGTGGTCAGAAGACATGGACGGTGACTTGTGTTGAAGCAGACTACTACATTACGGGTAATGGTGAGTTCGCTATGGACGCACTACTCGACTATCTTTACCGTGGCGGGCCCGAACCCGTAGCACACAAGACACTGAAAAACGGGGGTAAACTAATTACCGCCTATAAGAGTTACCCATGCTTCCCCAAGAGAGATGCCAATATCTCGTTTGAAGAACGAGACTTTATCCAACCTAACGAGACGATCAACATTGAGTTTGCACGGGGGTGTATATTTGCGTGTAAGTATTGTTCTTTCCCATTGACTGGTATGAAAGAAGACACCACCCGTGACGAGGACAGCATACACCAAGAGATGTTGGAACACTATGACAAGTGGGGCATAACTAACTACTACGTTACCGACGATACCATAAACGACTCCAAGGACAAGATTGCCACTATCGCACGGGCGTGTCGCAGGTTGCCATTTCAAACACAGTTCGCTGGGTATGTCAGGGCAGACCTTTTGATCACGCACGGTAAGGAGACTTGGCAAGACATGTGTGACATGGGACTGACCATACATCACTACGGTGTCGAGACCTTCAACCACAAGGCTGGCAAGACCGTGGGTAAGGGTATGAAACCTGAGATACAGAAGAAAGGTCTGTTAGAAGTAAAGGAGTTCTTCAACGAACATTCTCCCAACTTCTATGCTGCGACCATCAGTATGATTGCGGGACTACCCTTTGAGACCTTTGAGTCCCTAGATGCGTCTAAGAAGTGGATGAACGAGAACTGGTCAGAACACATAGTTCACTTCTTACCTCTAGCACTAGGTAAACCTGACGATGAACAGGCAGACGAAACCGACTGGAAAGTATACGACAACTTCATGAGTTACGGATACACCTACTCATACGATGTTCCTTACATTGAGAATGATGATGTTAGGTCTCAAGTTGAGGTAATGATAAAGGAGAAGGCTCACAACAAAAACCGCGAGAATAATAAATGGAACTTCTGGGTTCATCCAAGTGGTGATTATGACTTTATAGATATGATAGACTGGGTGCGCGAGTATTCCATTGAACGAGTTGAGAACAAGATGATGCCCGCTGGGTGTTGGCAAACCAACTTTGTTCACGCCGAAACTTGGGAAGATCCCAGACAAGGTTCTCTATACTACAAAACAGGTTACAAAGATATGCCCTATAAAGGCATGATAAATATAATAAGAAACTATAAACGGAATAAGTTGCGATACAATGGCTAAAGAATTAGAGTACAGGCAGTTTAAGTTGACTTCCGGTGAGGAGGTTGTTTGTGAAGTCATGGAATGGAATGACGAAGCGGAAGTCGAGATCCTTGTACGAAAGGCTATGCGTTTGACATTGATTGAGATGGGTGACGGAACAAAGTTTTACTCATTCCGCCCTTGGATGGTGTACCAAGAGAATCCCGAAGACATTCTAATTCTTAATGTTAACACAGTGGTAGGTATTGGGTTCCCGCCCGAAACTCTATTGAAACAGTATCACGAAGCCGTGAATGAAATGGCGAGTTTGAATGAAACACGGGAACAGGAGTTTGCTGAGAGTATAAAGGAGTCCGCCGATAAGGTTGAACGGTACTTGACTATTATGGACAGCGGGAGTAATGTGATCGACATGTTCGATCCTAAAAAACTACACTAATGAAAACGATGAATGCGAAAGACTATGTCTTTTCCACTACATTAGATATTGAAGCACTGAACATCAGGATGATTGACCGCATTGATGGTCTGTTGGATAAACAGGACTATGCAATGAAGTTCAATCTAGATGGTGAGGTAACAAACCCCAATCTATTGAACTATCCTGAGTTTCAGGAGTTCTCAGTTTATGTGGAAGAGTTTGCCCGAGAGTCTTCAGTAAAGAGAAACTATGATCACCCTCATCATTCGCGACGAGTAGAATATGATGTCTGGTATGACATGTACATCAAATCGCAGAAAGTCGGTGGTCTCTGGGCAGCACGATATAAAAGTGGTCAAGGTGGTGGTGAACACGATCACTGGCCATGCACTTGGGCATTCACCTATTACATCGATCCACCCGAAAACGCATCAGGGTTATACTTTACTGATATAGATGATGAATTGCCTATTGACCATGGACGCCTACATCTGTTTGGTGGGAACATGTTGCACCGAGTTAAACCTTCAACTTTTGATGGGTATAGATATTGTATCGCAGGAACTATAAGCACTCACCCGCCAACAAGTGCTTCCCGATTCAATTAAAGTAGTATTCAACCCTCCCTGACCGCAAAGCTAATTTTATCATGGAAACCACAAAATGTCAAGCACTAAATTAAAAAATATCGGATTCACTGCGTCTGCCTTTGATCTGCTCCATGCGGGTCATATCGCGATGCTCAAGGAGGCAAAGACTCAGTGTGACTATCTGATCGTGGGTCTACAGACTGACCCCTCCTTAGATAGACCTGAGAAGAACGCTCCTATTCAGTCTATGGTAGAACGGTACATCCAACTGTCAGCCATCTCTATGATTGATGAGATCATTCCATACCGTACCGAGAGTGACCTTATGGATATACTAAAAGTCTATCCCATCAACGTGCGTATCATTGGCGAGGAATACAAGGACAAAGATTTTACAGGGAAGCAATATTGTCTTGACAATGACATCGAAATGTATTATAATAACCGACAACATGACTTCTCTACGAGCAGTCTGCGTGAACGCATCATAAACAAGGCAAACCAATGACAACGAAAGTGAAACCCAATTATCTTAATACACCTAGATCAGAAGTTGATGGATACTTAGATTTTGTTGATGAAACATTATTCGAGAAATCCGTGGACTCTTATCTTAACTCTGGAGAGGGGTTAGAGTATCTCCACAGTTCTATCCGCGAGATGTGTCTAGCCATATCTTCTAAAAACGGAATTGCTTCAAATACTAAGATGGAAACTAAGTGTCTTGATGTTTGTATGTCGGGACTGAAATCATACCAAAATTCTAAGGAAAGAGATGGTATGGGTGGGTTTGCAAAAAGATATATTGCTGGACTTATCAAAACCTTTTATAAAAGTTATAAAGGTTCTGGCGGCAAAATCAAACCCAAAGACAAACCACACTATGTGAACAATGCACAGTTCTCTCAGGCCGTGGTTGACTACTGTACTGCGGCCCAATTGGCGAAGAAGAACGAACTGTCTGCACCAGTCATACCGGACTATATTGCACAGTGCTTTCTGAAGATTTGTGAAGGTCTGTCACATAAGGCAAACTTTGTCCGGTACACCTACCGTGAAGAGATGGTCATGGATGCGGTAGAGAATTGTCTGAAGGCGATTGAGAATTATAATATCGAGGCCGCGACTCGTACAGGTAAACCGAATGCCTTTGCATATTTCACTCAGATCTCGTGGTTTGCATTCCTTCGTCGTATTGAGAAGGAGAAGAAACAACAAGACATCAAGTCTAGATACTTGGGTCATCTTGGTGTTGAGGACAGATTTGACAACGATCTAGCGCAAGATGATGCCATTCAGGTTACCCAAGCATATGTTGATACTCTGAGACTTCGTATCGATGAGGTCAAATCAAGGGACGCCGAGTGGAAGGATATTGTCAAGAAGGAACGTAAGAGACGTACCGTCAAGGTAGACTCTGACTTGGGGGACTTTATAAGCGAATGAAGATTGCAATACTGAACGATACCCATGCGGGTATCCGTAACTCATCTGATATCTTTATGGCGTATCAAGAACGCTTCTATAGTGAGGTGTTCTTCCCGTACCTGTTAGAGAATGACATCAAGCACATCGTGCACTTGGGTGACTACTACGACAATCGTAAGACGATCAACTTCAAGGCTCTGAATCACAATCGCAAGATATTCTTGGAACCTATGCGTAGATATGGTATCACTATGGACATCATCTGTGGCAACCATGATGTGTACTACAAGAACACCAACGAACTAAACGCACTGAAAGAACTACAGGGTCACTACATGAACGAAGTGAACCTGATTATGAAACCAACAGTGATGAACTACGATGGCACCGAGGTTGCGCTGATACCTTGGATCAATCCTGAGAATGAGAAAGACACGTTAGAGTTTCTTTCAAATACCAAAGCAACTCTTGTGGGTGCACACCTTGAGGTTGCAGGGTTTGATATGCAGAAGGGTATGCCTTGCATGGACGGCATGGATAGGAAGATCTTCAGCCGGTTTGATATGGTGATGTCGGGTCACTTCCACGCCAAGTCATCGCAGGACAACATTCACTTCCTTGGATCTCAGATGGAGTTCTTCTGGAATGACTGTGACGATCCCAAGCATTTCCATGTGCTTGATACCGAAACAAGGGAACTGGAAGCGATTCGTAACCCCATCACGATCTACGAGAAGATCTACTACGATCACGAGAACATGAATAAGTTCAAGGACTTGTCCTATCTTGACAACAAGTTCGTGAAACTGATCGTCGTAAACAAAGGTGACGCCTATGAGTTTGAACGGTTTGTTGATCGTATTCAGTCTCAGAAGATTCACGAACTCAAGATCGCAGAAGACTTTGCTGAGTTCACTGGTGCGAATGTAGACGATGAGGTGTCGGTAGAAGACACCGAGACTCTGATCTACAACTACATCGATGCCGTCACTACTGACCTAGATAAAGGACGAATCAAGAAAGAGGTCTCACACTTGATGAAAGAGGCTCAGAGCATGGAGATTGTCTAATGCCTACGAAGAACGATGTGACCGGAGATAGTATCAGGAGCAAGGCTCCTTCCGACAATTATCGGGATAACTATGATCGAATCTTTAGAAAAGATTTACCTGCAAACGCATTCTATCAACAAGATAAGGATAAGGATATGGGACTGGGATTTAATGATGGATTCCCGACTCAGTTAGAGTTCTGGGATCACTACTGTATAGCAGAACAAACGGACATTGGAACTGAGAAGGGTTACCCGTGCAACTGGTGTGGCTTGACGGAAGAGGATCTTGACGAATCGAACACCTAAAGTTACAGAAGCAGTAGAGACTCTTGCGGGTGCACTTATGGTTGCGGCCGCAGGAACATTCTTTTTCTTTGTTGGAAGCTCGGAGGAAGTGGTTCCTCCTCCTGTAG